TGCCTTGACAATCTTACCAGACTTTTTGCCTGCCTCAGTTCCTTTGTCACCACCTTGTAGTGCTGTACGTGACAGGTTACCTGCCTTACGGAACATGGTGTTTCTCTTATCTCTTGAGAGTTCTTTATATCCCTCTTGCTGATCAATTTCTTTATATACATTAGCAAGAGAATTTATAATATCCAGTTCTGGCTTCTTCTCTTCAAAGTGAGGGTTCTTCATTTGAGAACCCTTGGCAAGTTCTTTACGTGCCTTCTCATTATTTTTCTGACGTTTCTTCATGTCAGGTTCAAGATAGGTATCGTCTTTTTTCTCAGAAACTGACTGCAAATAAACCTTTGAAATATCAATTAAAGGATTTTTACCGATTCCATTAGACATGGCAATGCTATCTACTTTTTAATCTTATGTTTATTTATGAATTCCTCAACACTAAAGTTTTTAATTTTTTTCATTCCTACTGCTGCCATAGCATTTTTCCTATATCCACCTGTACCATCAAGTGTATTTGGTTTTCCTGGAGTTCTCATACGACGCTCCATTTTCTTCTCAGTATATTCCATTACATCACGGATCCAAGACTTAAACATATAGTCTTCTTCAGTTACACAAATAAGATGATTAGTTCCTCTACGGATAATTTTACCAATCAATCCAGTATTCAAATGTTCTACTAGATCACCCATCCTGTAGATAAATCCACCAACATACTGCTCACGCAATCCTCTTGGATCACACTTCGGTGCAATCTGCCATAACTCAGTAACTTCTTTTTTCTTTGCCTTAATTTTCATTCCAGAACGGACTGCATCATAGAGTGCTTGAGCATCAGCGTCCTTCACACTAGCAGGAATTCCTCTTTTAAATGCTTCAAAGTCATCATCAGCAACTGCCTTTCTCATCTTGGATGCTGACATACCCTCTACACCCTCAGCGTCTGCGTCTCTTACACCAGCAGATACAACACGTATATCATCAAAGTTATATAACTCACCATTATACTTAGTGGCAAGGTTCTCGAACTCTGATTGCCTATCAGAACCAACAACAATTGTTACGTTTTTATATTCCCCATCGGCGTTCTGAAGAACATTAAATATAGATCTCATCTCTTCATCATTGACTATGCTCTTCTCAAAGTCAGGGAACATCTTTCTCATGTAGGATACTTTCATATCAGGATCAAGAGGATTTTTCTTAGAGTCCTGTGTTCTTGAAGGATATATTTTTAAATCACCACCGGCAGCAGTCTTTTTTGCCATACTCAAAAGTTTCTCATGTCCAACAGTTGGTGGATTAAATCTACCAAATGCTAAAGTTAGAGTATCAGTGTTTACATTTTCGTTATCATCAATCTCTTCTTCTCCACCACTCTTCTTCTGTGGTGCCTTATCCACAGACATTGTTTTTGTCTTGAGGACAGATGTTGTTTTCTTTGTATTAGGAGTTTGATCTGGATCCTTACCAGGTTTTTGGTTCCTATTAAAAAATTTAAGTTTTCCTTCTTCAGTCTTTGCAACAAACTCTCCAGCACGGTTTAACCAACCACCGTGGCCATCTCCCTTCAAACCAAGTTTTCTTGCCTGGGTTGCAGCTTGAGATTCTGATTCACCTAGGAATTGAAAAAAACTTTTCATTTATATATGATTTCCTATATCTTATTTAGCGTAAGTAAGTTTGCCTGTTTCAATCATAATTTTATCAACGTATTGTCCAGATCCATCTTTGTAATTCCTTTTCTTAAATCTGAACTTAAAAATAAAATTATTACTATTAGTTTCTCCCTTTGGCATTATTCTAATATCACCTGACATTTTCTTTGCAATCAATTTAATTGGTTTTCCTTTATCTCCATATTTTCTATATGCTGCAAATTGTCCTGGTTGCATTTCTTTTATTTTACTGCCAGAAGATTTTACATCAACAACTTGGGCCATATCATCTCCAAAGATTGCTTCTTCTATGAAATTGAAAGCTCTATCGGTAAATTTTGGATCATTACTATTAACTAAACTATCAGAAAGCAATTCAAACAATGCAGAGACATATTGAAGTTTAGCCTCCCTTTTAGCACCCCTAATATTTGCTAGCAATGTATCTGCTTTTGATGCTGTCTTTCCCCTGGGAGAAATTACCGAATACATTGCCTCCATACCTTTTATAACTCCTAGGTTAGCAACGGTAGAAGAGTCACTCTTGACTGATATATTAATTTGATCTTTAACTAATTCTTGCCCATTTGCAAAAATAGTTACCATAATGTCCGCTTTGATATTACCATCTGCTTGCTCTCCAGTTACTCCATCTGCTAAAACATTATACCTTACAACATCAGTTTTTTTGTTAAGTAGAAACTTTTTCTTTGCAATGATTAATCTTCTAAAAAGAACAGATCCTCTAGACGCTAGTAGATTATCTACTTTTTTTGCTAATTTTCCATAGTCTCTCTTCTGTTCAACATACTTAGCGTATTCATCACCAAATCCAGGGTAAACCTCTGCAGGTTTTAGATAAACTTCCAATCCCACTTGAATATAATCAGCAGGATTATCACCTCTCTGCTGAATAAAATATGGTTGTCCATTAGACATATTAGGATTAATACTACTATCACCTGAGGCAATATCATATCCCAATGGATCATCTTTTGGAAACAACCGTTTTATACCTATTCTAGGACTAATACTCTCCTGCAATATCGTTTGCTTTCTAAGGTTACTTATATTTGATTTTACTTTTTGCATGTTCTCCCCATCATCAGGGTCAGCAAAAATCATGGCAATATACATCGCCATGATTCCCTCTATTATACTACCTTCCTTTACGCCAGTAGCCATGGTTTTCTAACTATTTAGAGTTTACCAGTCACATAAGAATCACCAACAACTCTAGTATATTTTTCAAGAGTTCCTTCCTGCTCACACTTTAGATGCCAACGTGTCATAACAGTAACACCATCTTTAGTGGCACCAGTCATCATCTGGCGGCCTTGTTTAGTCATTGAACTAAACAATCCGTATCGTGTTTCCCAGACATAGAAGCACTCGTCAATAAGTACTGCGCCTTCAGGAATGATTACTTGATCAGTCGTTGTCTGAATCATTTGAATCCTCTTTCTTTTTGTTAAAACCGAAAGGCCCTTCTTTATCATCTAACGCGAGTTTAAGTGCAAGTCCACCAACTGCTTCCATGACTTTAAGAACCTGCTCAGGTTTTGCATCCTCACCTAGTTCATTGGCAACGTACCAATACTTAGGCCAAAATGTTTCTCCTGCTTTTTGATAATCGTCAAGCGTCAATAGTTTCATTAAAATCCCTTTCCTTTAGTTTTTTTCTTTTGTTTAGGTAACAACTCTATTAGTTCTTTTTCAGAGTAATTAGCATAAATTTGAAGCATTCTATCTAGAGCAAATTGAAATTGAGAACCTGCACTCATTTTACTGAGCAAATGACACGCTACATCATATCTAAGTTCTTCAAGTTCTTCAGATGTCATTAGAATCATCAGGAAGATTAGATTCAATCTCCCGATCTAATTGTCCAATGAACTCGCGAATAACAACAGTTCTTTTTCCTGGAAATTCATAACTATCCTGTTTAGTGTTCTGAAACAACTGATCACGGATAAGTGCTGCATCGTAAATGTTTAATTTTAGATTAATTTCAATCATACATCTCCTTCCACACGGTTTTCTGAATTGCGTACATCAAAACTGCCACCAGGATAGCGAGCCTCAAGTTTATCAACGTTCATCTCAATTACCTCATCAAAGGTAGTATCAAGTGCCATACATGCCTGTGCCAGATACCAGCAGATATCACCCAGTTCACGTTTCATGTGAAAGACATTCTCTTCGTTGTATGGTTTACCCTGGAAGATAATCTTTTTCACAACCTCAGTGAACTCACCAGACTCGGCACAAAGTCCGAGAGCAGCAGTGAGTAACTGTGATGTATTTGTTCCAGTTACCTCAAGTTGTGCAAGACGAGATCCCATTGCACCGTAGTCAAGACTAGGTTCACTAGTAACTCCTTTTACAAATTAAAGGTATTTTTCAGTATCAACTTT